TCGCTTGGATCAGTACCAGTTTGAGCAGCGCCAGTAGTTGCGTTAGCAGCTAACTGAGATGCAGTGTTGGCAGGGTGGCTGCGTGAGAAAGAAGCATCAGCTTCATCAAACATAGCTTCTGTGCCAGCTTGGCCAGTGTAACGTGAACGCATAGCAAAGATCAGACCAGTTGGTCCAGTCATAGGCTGTACACCACAGATATCATAGGCGATAAGGTTAGGCATTGAACGTCGAACAAGGCTGATCAGTACTGGATCAAAATTGTCTACGCCGCCAGCTACGTTTGTAGGAGCAGCTTCACCCAACAGAGTTGGAGCGAAAGCGCCACCACTTTGAGCGCCTTGCTCACGTGCTGAACGTTCTTGGTTTTCTAACAGTGTAGCGACAGTTGAACGCTTGTGGGCATCGCTGATCTGTGGCAGATCGGCATGCTCTAAAACGGGTTGCCACTTCTTTTGTAGTTCGTCAGTTTGAAACATTTAGGTTCTCCTTTCTAAAGACCTTTTTACTTACAGTTTATTTATAATAATTACTTTTTAATGCTTTTTGAAATGGCATTCAAGTATGCCGCCATACCAGGATCAGTAGGCAACGCCTCTTCAGTCAACTCAAGAGGTTCGTCATCGATAATTACTTCTTCAGAAATAACTTCTTCTTTCGGAAAGTAATTCTCTTTGAGTGTATCCAGCTTAGAAGCAAAAGAAGCTTCATCTTCGAACTCAACGCCCTCAGACAAAGAACTCAACTTAACAGCTTGAGACTCGGTGATGTCTCCACAAGCGCCAGTCAGAATCGCAGCGCGCTTTGATTCGACCAATTCTTTGCGAAGTTCGATGTTTCTTTCCATCTCTTCATTAATTGAAGATTCGAGTTCTTCAACCTTAGACGCCAATTCGTCAACTAGGTCAACTTTCTCTTCTGGAATGTCAATGTAGTTTTCAGTAAACAAACTGCGCAGGCCAGACATAAAGTTCTCAACAATCTCAGAACGGATTCCTTGCTCTACTGCTAGCTCATTCTCTTTCATCCACTCTTCAGCAACATACTCAAGATAAGAGTCTACTTGCGTGGATAACTGCTCGACGATTTGTACTTTCTCAGATTCAAGTTCGGATTCAAAGTCAATAGTTACAGACTCCAAAACTTCATTGACTTTAGATACAACTGCAGCTTCAAAAATTGTAGTGGCTTTACCAACGAAGTCTTCAGAAAGATCTGCACTTCCAAACATAGCTTCTACGTCTTCAGCGATTGAAATATCTTCAGCGCTAATTTGGCGAATTTCTTTGATTGAATGTGTAGCTTCCTCAGCAACTTCTTCAGCTTCATACCCTTCAACTTTCATAGCGGCCATAACTGAACCGTATGACGCAGCCAGCTCTGTTTTAGACTTACCCTTTACAGCGTCCATCATAGCATTAATCATGCCAACTTTGGTCTTAGGCAAACTAGTTTGTGCCGGTGCTGATTTCTTAACTGTCGCAGCAACTTCAGCAGCGGCAGCTTCACCGTCAACTTCTTTTTCTGCTTTTTCTTCTTCGAGGGGCGCATCGATCATTACTTCTTCGACGGTATCCTCTAGCTTCTTCTCAGACATGAATTTCTCCTTATATTTGGTGTTATACAGTCTATTTATAAAATTTATAATCTAGAGATAAAATCTTCAAAAACTTTCAACTTAGCTTCTTCAAGCTCTTTTGATGTGGATTTTTCGATTATATTCTCGTATCTAGCAATGGTTGCTTCGCGGATAATGCCGTTCTCCCAGACCCATTCCTTGCCTTCCATGATCCCTTGAACAAATGCGTCAGGAGCAGAAGGATCCGCAACAATATCAGCAGCTGTAGCTAGGTAGAAATCGCTTTGAACTTCAGCAACGCCCTTTCCATTTTGTTTTACAGAACCCATACCTCGTGAGGATACGCCCAATTGAGCGCCTTCATCCATCAGAGATTTGACAATAGCACCATAAGGTGTTTCTGTCATAATCTTAGCACGGCCCATAAAGTTTGAACCGTCTCGCTTCAACTCGGTGATCATGTGTGAAACACGCTCAAGGTTGATACTCGGCCCTTGGGGATGTCCCAACTCACCATATGCTCGGTTCTTATTGACATATTCTTTAATATATCTATTTATCTCTTTGTCCAAAACCTCTGCTGGGTAAACTCGACCATTGCGATTTTTAATATCGCCCTGTAAGAATACGCCTTCGATGAAATACGACTTCTTGCCGCCTTCTTCTTTGGCCTCTGTGATATAATTAATATCTTCGTTTACTTCGCATATCAGTTTCATTTGAATTCCTTAGATTCCAGACAGGGCTATTGGAGTCGCATAAAAGGTAGTAGCACCTCTAATCCCTTGACCCGCACCCAGAGTTATAGCTATTTGCCCCTTTGCCGCAACATAAACACTGCCAACATCACCGTCATCAGCAGCGTTCCTGATTGTTACGAGCAATACAGCATCAGCCGTGTTGCCGATATGGACAGCTGCAGCTGTAGTCAGTTTAGTTGTGGCAGTAGCAAGCTGCACAGCAGCGCCCAATACTTTCATTATTTGCCACCAAACGCGACGTCAAGAAGCTGGAACATTCCCTCAGGGGATTTCTCCAACATCTTTTCTGCTTTAGATTGATTTGCTGGGTTTAACTTATCAAGCATATTCACTAAGGCTGATGCAGTGGTCATGTCAATCTCTTCAGATTTACCATTTCCGAACTTAACAGGCTTGGCAGACTTTTTAGAAACGATAGCTCTTAGCTGATCAACAACCTTGCCTTCGACTAGCGCGCTTTCTTCAAGGTCAGATTCTTCGTCTTCGTCATCTTCGTCCTCTTCCTCTTCGTCCTCTTCTTCATAAAGATCATCCGCCATTTCTTTGCCGTATTTCTTAATGAAGTCTTTCTTAGACATAGTTTCCGAATCATCGACCATTTGATCCTTAACTTTGCCTTCTCCTAGTTGTACTAAGAATTTGCCGCCAGCGTCTTTCACAGCCTTACCTTTATGCTTTTTTGCGAGCTTAGTCGCCGCCGATTGGTCAAAGAGACCAGCATCAGCGTAGCCATCATCAGACTCACCAGTACCTTTTTGGTTGAGGTACTTCCCTTCGGTGATCTCGGCACGGTCGCCGTTGAATTGGTGATCGCCTGCTACAGGATGCTTGGTTGTCTCAATGCTGTGCTTAGCTTTGAAGTCCTTTTCTCCACCGGCGCGTGGTTCCAGCTTATCGCCTTCTACCTTGCTATCCTGTGGCCGAGAGCCTGAAGCTGCTTCTTCGGTTACATAAGCTTTGAATCTTTTGATAGCCATTTCGCTATTCCTCTGCTGTCTCTTGAGTTCCCATGAAGTTATTTTGAACTTCATACTTTTTAATTTGTATGGCGTCTTCAATTTTGCTCATCATAATATCACCAATTGCTGTTTTAAATCCATTCACGTTGCCGTCGGCTGCCATATTAACAGCATCTACAGTAGTATATATAGTTTCTTCAGTCATGTC